GTTTTTATAATCTCTTAAACGTTTATTGATTTGAGATTGTGTTTTCATCTGGAGCACCTCCTCCACCATTATCAAATTCAAATTCTTCTTCGTCAGAATCGTCTGTGAATGGTTCGTTAGTATCGAAATTTTCAGGTTTTACTGCGCCTGATTCACTTTTAAACTGTACAGGGTGAGTATTTTCGTTACGTGGTTTGTTTAATTCAAAATCGATACCAGCGTCTGAAACTCCCTTAGTATTAGGGTTAGTTACAACACCTAAAGCTACGAGTATTGTAATAATACTCCCTAGAATACCACTGATTGTTTCAAGTTGACTTGATATATCTATACCAAATGCTTCGGTTACTTGTTTTGCAAATAATAAAATAGCACCTACTAAAGCTGTGAGTGTTGTTCCGTTTTTTAAACGTGTCATCCAATTAATTTTCAAAGGTTACATCTCCTTTATAGTAAAATAAAAGAGCCAACACTTTGTGTTAGCTCTTGATATATTCTATGCATGTGCTTTTTCTGGATCATATTCAACGCCAGTTAAAGATAAATATTCTTCTGGCGTTACAAACCCTCTTTTAACAAATAGCGCAAATTGTTCATTTGTATAAAAACCCATTTTGTAATATTTAACCCCGATATCATGCATTAGCATTTCCTCCTAACAATTGCATAGTTAAATCAGATATATCTTTTCTTACATCGTTTAGCTCTTCTTGTGTATTGATTAATTCAAGAGATAATTCCGCTATAATTTGATCTTTATGAATTTCTGTGTCCTGCTTAGGTGTTTCGACTTCTACTTGTTGTCTTTTCCATTCTTCATAAGGTGTGCCAACCCATTCACCACCGTCAAATTTAACTGGCCAATATAAATTGCTTGGTGGCATAATCTCTGTGTATAAATCTTCATCATACCCCTTTTTGCTTTCGTCTATAAGAAAGGGTTTTCCGTCAGTTTTTCTAAAAATTTGTATCATCTAAATGCCTCCTAAACCATGTACGTGAGATTAATCATATAGGTACTACCTGATTCAATAGCACCTACAGCTTTCATTGTTCCGTCACTTGCCAAATATGCTACTGCACTGCTAGTGCCTATTCTTTGATTTAATTTGTATTCAATATTCTTACCAGGAGAAATATCCGAAGGTAGTTGAGCAAAAACTGAACCAGTATTCAACTTTTTGATATTTCCTATAATTTGTACTGTCTTGTTATTTCCTGTTTTTCTAACTCTATAAGAAACCGGCAAATAAGAATTGCTATATGCATCTGCTTCAGCACCATTTAATAACGGCAAAGGAACCCAACCAGTATCAGTATAGTCGTTACTTATCTTTTCCCATCCTATCCAACCACCAATAGAATCTGAATAACTTTTAATATATAAATCGTTATAACTATAAGAAGAATAATATATTTTTTTATCTCCTGCGGCATTTTCCGTTATATAAACAAATCCTGTAGCATCACTAGGAGAGTTATTACGGTCGTAATTATAGTAAAAACCTGACGGAGTAGCCAATAAATGTTCATTAGCCATTGTATAACCACTGTCAAAAATACCTATCTGACTACCATCATTATTAACTAACTTATATTTTTGCCAATTAGAAAAGTCAGGTAAAGTTGCTTCAGGTCCTGGTGGACCTTGTTCACCTTGTGGACCTTTCTCTCCGGTATCGCCTTTTGGCCCCATTGGGCCTACTGGACCAATCTCTCCATCTCTACCATCTTTTCCAGGAGGGCCTTGAGGACCAGGGTTTCCGTTAACACCATCGATACCATTTAGACCATTCTTTCCGTCTTTACCGTCTTGTCCCGGTATACCTTGTTCTCCTTTATCCCCTTTGGGTCCTTTAAACTTGCTGGCGTTACTATTCAAGTAGTTTTGTAAGTCCGTTGTCAGTTTCGCTTTAAAATCGCCGTTTAAGAGGTCTGTGACGTCCTCTCTTAAAATACCTTTCACAGTATCTTTAACAAGATTGACGCTAACTTCTTTTGCGATTTTATTTTCCACACCACTGTCTAAAATGTTAAAACTGAAGTTCGCTACGTGGACGCTCTCATGCTCTGATTCTAAAAATAACTTAGCACTGACTTGGCCAATATGTTTAATGACGTTTTTCGGAATGTCGTATTGGATTAAGCCAATGACGGGGTTAATCACTTTATACGATTCATCAATAAACACACTGCCGTCTTGCATGAATAAATCAAGTTTCGGTGTCAGTTTGGTTTTGTTTAAGTCGAGTGGCTCATTATTCCACTTAATAAAGATTCTAATAGATGCCGTATTTTCATCTTCTGAATAAAAATTTGCGCCTATATCGCCCACGTTGATGTTACTGACGTTCACGTTAGTATAGACGTCTTTGGTTTTATAAATTGCCATTGATTTACCACCTCTTTTTTTTATAAAAATAAGGACCACCCACTGCCAGTGGATAGTCCCGCTTCATTATTTAAAAATTGTTTTGAGTATCTCGAAAAATGGGTGAATCACGTAAGCAATACCGCCGCCACCGATCATAATGCTAAAGGCTTTAAGTAGAAATTCTTTATTCTCTTTACCTTTAGCACTTGCTTCAGCTTGGTTCTTTTCGATATACCCCTTAAAATTTTGTGTATCTTCCTCTAGGTCATTCACATTATTTTCTAAGTTAGCGATTCTAAGATTTTGTTTGTTTAAGTGTTCGTTCGTGTTTCTTTGTTCTTGCGCTAACTCTTTCTGACTGGCATTCATTTCTTTATTGGTCTCAATGACTTGCTTAAGCATCGGTTTAAGCTCTGCGATAATCAACGATAAATTGTTGTAATTTTGAGTGTGTTTTTCGTCAACTTCACGTATCCGTTTTTGCAAATCTTCTCGGTCTTTATAATAGCTTGCAGGTAACTGCATTTTATCGTTTGCGATAGAACAACACTCCAAAATACGCATAACCACCATAACCCATGCTCATTACAAAAAATGTAGCAGGTGATAACCAATTTAAAGCGTTGTTCATACCAGCCAAAGTAATAATAAAGAAAAAGATAGCACAAATAATACCGCCAATAATTATTGCTACACTAAAAATGTTATTCACTTTACGATACGGTAAAGCAATGGCAGCAATGATTAAACATAACCCACCGATAAAGAAAGGCACGCCCCAAAACGTTAGATTTACCATTTCGTGCATGCTTTTATAAAGTGGGCTATCTTGTGATTGTTCTTCTGAAGAAATAATCCAGAAAAAACCACGAATCGTTGCGGTTAATCCCATTAAAAAAAGCGATATGACATTAATATATTCCATATCACTCATTTTATTATCGCCATTTTTGATTGAATTCGGCATTTACTAACCCTCCTTTATTCAATAAAACTAAACTCACCGTAAATGTACGAATCTTTATCTGATGTCCATTTGCTTGTGTCTGTAATCCATACTTTTAAATCGCCGCTTGGGTCTAGTACCACTTGCGCGCCACCTGCATTGGTAGGCACGGCACGGACAAATGCCGTGTGGGTATTCGATGCAAAGTCTTTAGGTAATGTGGCGATAACTGTGCCTGTCTTGAATGTGTCGGCGTTGATACGTACAAACTTTTTAGTGTACGTATTATATTTAATGGTACGGTATGCACAATCAAAACCATTTTGGCCACTTAATTTATAGTGTTTGTTTTTGACTGCCCCGTTTTTTGTATCAAACTCAACCCAGCCTGAATCTGTCGGTGCAACTTCGTTCAGTTTATCTCTTAGAGCTTGTAAATCATTGGTGTAATCCGCATTTTTCACAAAGCCTTCATTTGCTAAGATATTTTCAATGTTTGTAACCTCTGTGCGTAATTGCTTAAGATAGTTATCACCTTTGGTCGTAATATCTGTAGTATTGTCTTCTGCTTGATTACGTATCGTGTTTAATGCGGCATTCAAGCTGTTTTGAATATCTTTTAAACCTTTGTTGCTTAAATCACTGATATTTTTTTGCCCTTTATTGACCTCTGTTTTAACTTTGGTCACACCGTAATCTGATGCGGTTTGAACTTTTAAAAGATAAGCATCTAAATCGCCTAAGTTTTTCTCAATGTCTGAGACTTTATCACTAATTTGTTTTTTAAGTTCATCAAACATCTTAATATAACTTATTTTTGTACCGCCATTTAACTTATTAATGCGTGCATTACGTACGTCAAAACTAAATTCAGTTAACACCGCTGTATCGGATTTACGGGCATCCACACTATTGTTTTTGTTGACTGTAATATATATTTGCCCTGTTACTGTTGTGTCTGTGGCAGCCTGTAAAAACTCAATCGGTATATCAACCTGCACGATACCGTTCATGGGGTCGATATATTCAACATCTTCCACAAGTTCATTTGAACCATTGTCCGATTCTAAATAAATATAGGTTTCGGCGTTTTCTTTACTAACCAACAATGGATGATTATTTTTAGTTACGTAAAAGAGAAGTGAAGCAGTATTATCATCTAAATTATAAAAACCAATACCCTCATCAGATATTGGTTTCAAATATGGCTCATCTTTAACTTCAATGCGACCGATTTTCTTTAATTCCATTGTTATTTTCCCTCCTAATGCGTAATATCATTACGTACATCATCATCATATATTGTGTTTGGATAAATCTGAGTGAACGTGTCTTCTTTCAAGTTACCGTGTGTGCCAGATTTAAGCACTTGGACTGAGTTAGCTGAATGTGACGGTGTAAATTTCACAAACAATTTGATTTGTTTGATTGTAACGATACCCTCGCCACCTTTACGAATATCAATCAGTGGGAGTATTTCGTTTGTACGCGGTACGCCTTTTTCTGTAGTAGTTGACATCTGTACACCAGCCGCAGCATACACAGGGAATGTGGTATTTCCTTTGTTAAGCATGTGTTCAATCGTAAATAAGTTACGTTCTAGTGTTTTCGTAGAATTAAAGTATGGATGATAATTCTGCACAATATTCGGATTCACACCCACTTTTACATCACGGTCAACGTTAACCGTGACGAAACCGTACATCTCAACAAAACCATTTGCTAACGTTTTAAATTTTTGTTGAGACATCAATATACGTTGCCACTCGTTACGCTCTTTACGTAATGTGACATCTTGGGCGCCTTTGCCACTAAATTTATCATCATAAATAAACACTTTTAAAAGTGGGTCATCTGAAGTTTGACCTGCTTGTGTTGATTTAAGTTGTGCCATTCTAAATACAACGTTACCAATCCAACGTGTAGAGCGCTTCATTTCAACGGCACTCTTACGTTCGCCCAAGCGTCCTTCGTTCAATTCTGATAAGTAACTAGTCACTTTCATTTTAATCGCAACCCAGTTACTGAATGAGCTTAAAGTTGATGAACCCCATACGACATAATCACCTTTGTTTTTAAGTGAGTTAATGAGATTCGTCATATTATTATTCTCTTGGTTGGCCCAGCGCGGATAGAATAAGCAATAATCATTTTTAACTGAAATAATATCGTGTAAATCTAGATGTGCCGTTAAGTTGTCGATACTTTGGAGTAAGTTTTTCATATTCTGTGCTTCCGCTTCACTGAATGGTGCAGTCCCTTTGTAATTTGGTTTAGATGGGTCTAAACTTTTACCTGCTTTCCAGTTGTAATCAAAGTTACGGTTTAAGTCTACGTTGTGGACGTTTTCTCTTTCTTGATTTGCAAATCCCCACGGGTTAACCATAGGCACAAAAATAAGACGCACGTTCTTACGCAGATATGTGAGTTGTGGGTATTTTTCCCAATGATTGACTAACATATCTAGAATGTGCGTCATTGAAAAGAAACCTGTCGTTTCATTACCATGAATACAAGCTGTCACAAGTAATGTTTTATTATAGTTTTCAGGTTCAAACGTATATTTATATACATTGTATGTGTCTGATTCATCACGACCAATAACTTGCTTTGTTACATACTCATCATCCACGAGCGGATTGATGAATGCATCTAGATGCGCCTCAGGGTCCCAATTTAAAGGTGTCCCATTTTCACCGAGTTTGTTACTTGTAATTGCAGGGGGCTCCCAAATAAAATCAACGGAACCCTGAGAGTTAACCTCTCTTTCAAGTTTACTATTTAAGCCCAAGTAGTCATACACAAGTCTATCTTGTAAGAGTGGATGCACTGTACCGTCCACTGACACTCTTGCTTGTTTCGTTTCAGCTTGACCGTCACCATTAGCACCTAACACTAAACCGTCAATTTCTCCGTATAAAAAGTCTAAATACGCCGATACGTTTGTACTACGATAGTCTATCTGTATTGCTTTGTGGGCATGGGCGTCTGTCGTTTGGTGTGTTTGAAAATTGGTTTGTAACGTATTGTAGTAATCTAAGATGACTCTAAAGTTACTAATCATTTTCGTTCTAAACGAATGACCAATTTGTATTGGAAAATCAAGTGTTAATATCATCTATTTATCATCCTTTCGCTTCCAGTATTTTTAGTTGATTCTAAAGCTTCAACTCTATTTTTTAATGCCATATTTTCATCTCTGAGTGATGAAATCATGTCTTTCATATTATCTATATCGTCTAAAACATCATCCATACCAATAACACCACTTACATGAGTTACTGGAAAAAACCTTTCGCGCGTCTGGGTATCTCTGATATATTTAATCATTATTTCTTTACTCATCAACTAGCACGCTCCCTACAATATCATCATAATCATCAATCAATGCATCTATTCGGTCATCAGAAGTCGATGTTTTAAACCCTTTTTTCATTAGATTATTTACATTCTTGATTCTCTGATTCATTTGTTGTTGCCATTTAATAATATCTTTTTTAGAATTGCTAAATGATATTTCAGAAGGTTGTTGCATTAGCGGATGATTTTCAGTTATTTTTACTACTTTTAAATCGGTGTTAATGCCTAGTGGTTTGTTTACAAAACGAATAATGTGATTTTCTTTTATTTTTCCTGGTTTGATAATTTGGAACTCATTATCAAAATCGCCTATATAATTTGTAGTTAATTCAATTGTCGGCTCATCGTTTAATGCTGCTTTTAATTTTTTTAACAGTGTCTTTTTCGTTGTAATGGTATCATCATAAAGCGTCGGTGCTATTTTAGGGTTGTGTTTATCATAATATGGTGATTTATACTCTGCTTCTACATGATAAATATCTTTACCTTTTAAAACTGCGGTTAAGTTAAATACTGTGCTTTTCTTTGTCCCAACATACATACATGGATTAGATTTTTTATAATTTACACCATCACGTTTACTTTTGAAAACAACTTTTACTGTATGTTTGCCTTTAGGTAAGCTGTTTGCAAGTACAATTCGTTTAGTTTCTGCATTTTTACTATAACAACTGTATTCCCCTTTACTTTTACCGTCTAAAAATATTTCAACATTGCCACCTTTAGACATCTTTTTAAGATTCCATATAAGGGACTCATTGCCCCATTTGGCATTTAACGTTGCTGAATAACTGTCTCCGATGTTTTCTGTTTTCCACGTACCTTCTTTTATGAATTTCCCACTAAATGTTAAGTCATCAGGTTTAAACGGTGTGTAGTTTTTGGTTTCTTTCTCAGTTTTCTTTTTGCCATAACCTTTAATGTAGGTACGTTGTTCTGTGGTGGTTGTTGTGACATCTACCATACTGTTATTGTATTTGTAGATTAATACTTCATCAGAATGTTCATAAAAATATGAGGGTCCGTAAAAGATAAACTTTTTATTGTTAGCAAAGAAAATATAACCGTAATGTTCTACACCTTCCATAATAGCTTCTAAACCATTTTTATCAGCAAAATCATCGATGGCTACTTTTTTCGTAAATTTTCCTTTTACTTCATAATGAAATCCTTGCTGATTTCCTTTGAATACTTTCTTTAAATATTCCCTTAAAGTAAGTTTATATCCTTTGTCATCTTCTGAACTACTGCTTTTATCATCGTCGTCAGACGTAGGTATATCATTAAGTTGTTCGTTCGATATATCTTTATTAATATTGTGATTTTGAAATTCCATTGAAATATGTTTAGCAACAACTTCATTCATCACTCTACCCTCTTCGTATTTTAACGAAGTGGATTTAATGACATAGATTTGTCCTTTCCATATCAATAAATTTTCATTGATAAAGCAATCAAATATATCCGCATCTTCAGTTGATTTATAAACAGTAAGAGATAAAGCGCGTTCGTTGTTTTGTTCATAATCATATTTGAAAGTATCAAACATCATATCTACAACTATCTCGCCGAAAGTCTGTTCTTTATTCATTACAACTAAATTGTCCACGCTTTTACCTCCTATCTATAAATATAATTAAAGATGAATTCTGTTTTGGGACTAATTGTTACATCTCTACCATCAATAACCATTCGGTTATGTCCAGGGCGTAAAGTTAAATATTCATAATTAGTATTTATCCCGACACGTTTACCATTAATATATGGATGTACGCCAATTATATTAATCGTTGTTTTATGTTTTAATGGCTTTTTATATTCAAACACATCACCCGTATCGATGTTTTTTAACTTAAAACCGTACGGCGCTGTAATTCGAATATTAATATTTAATTTGTGTCTTAATAATGGGTTAATCGTATCACTAGACCCATTATATATATCAAACACTTTTTTATTATTTTTATATTTAATTTCTTCACTCAATACGCCCGCTTCAAACTGCCACGTTTCATCAGACAAACTAAACTCTGATGTATCTTTAAGTGATTCTGAATACCCTTTATAAACACTAAATGTCATTTCGAATAATGCGGCGGAGTAGTTTAAATACGTTGGATTAATATCTGGATTTTTAACTGCAAATTTCATTCCTGGAAAGTCAGAACAAACAATATAATATGGGACACGTTTAAAAAACAAGCGTCTTAATTTTTGTTCTAATAAATTTACATCATCAAAATCATAACCATCAAAACCACAACGAATTAAAATAGGGAAAGGTGCAAATGTGGTTACACCTGCTAACTCACCATCTACACCTTTAACTTGTACTGCTTCATCTGTTGTTTTTGGAAATTCTGGTTTGGCATCTAAAAAGATAAAGTTATCAACTTCATCCGTCACGTTAATCGTTTCGTCAGGGGTTATAATTTTTAACCATTTATCTTGCGTCATGTTGTATCACCCCAATTATATTTTTGGAATCTCATTTTATCACCTTGTATATCTGATATAAGTTGAGCCGCTGCTTTAGGGTCACTCGTTGTATCTTGTCCTTTAACTAAGTGTACAATGGCCTGTGTCAATCGGTTGTTTTGGTCTGATAGCATTACCATTTTTTGTAATAACTTTTCAATCGTTGAATTATCATTATTAACCGTCACATCTGTTGATCCTGTATCCATTCCAACATAGCGCATAGCTTGTTCAATAAGTTGGACAGCTCTATTACGTTTTGTGAGTGGTACTATCATTTCTGGTCGGTTTTGTTCTGCTATTTCTGCAACCTGGTGCTGTGAAACCATTCCACCATTTTCATAACCGTGACCATGTCCAATAACACCAAGCATTCTACTACCATAGGCTGTCTTAGCCCAATGTATACCTGCTAATAAGTTATCTAGTGGATTAAACACATTACCATGTCCTGGGAAATGCATTGATTGGAATGTTGTACCTGCAACTTGTACAAGACCTTTCGCTTCATTGCCACCAGTATTGGCATCAACATATCCGCCTTGTACAGCTCTAGGATTACCTCCAGATTCACTGTCAATTTGTCTTGCCCATGCATTTACATAAGCAGGTGTTGTTGGAAGACCATTCATTGCTAACGCTTGTTTAATTTGGGGCGCCCATTTAATACCAGCTTTAGGCGCACCTCCACCCTTAGCTGCTTCTTTCGCCCAAACTAATGGGTTAATAGAATCTGGATGGTTATTAAGGTAACCTTTTCCTCTGTTAACCTGCCAGTGGACGTGCGGTCCTGTCGAGTTACCTGTATTACCAGATAAACCAATAATTTGACCTTGATGTACTCGTTGGCCTTTATGCACTTTACGTTTAGATTGGTGCATTAAAATATGTGTATACTGACTACCATCATAAATTTGTGTTTCATTACCGCCTGATGGTTGGTTAGGTGAAAACCATGATTGAATAACAGTACCATCAATTGGCGATGGAATCGGTGTGCCTATAGGCGCTGCATAGTCAACGCCTGCGTGTCCTGTAGGACTCCAACCTCTTACGAATTGATAATTTTTATTGCCTGCGAATGGATTGTATCCACCGCCACCACCAAATTCTTCAAACCATGATTTAACTTTATCCACTAAAGCATCTTTTAATTTACTGAATGCACCTTTAGCAATTTGTACTGTTGCGTTAGCACCTGCACCAAAGTTAATGTGCATTTTACTCATCACTAAATCAACAAGCTTACGTGGTTTTTCCATAAAATCTTCCACATTTTTTACAATGCCTTTGATACCTTTCATGGTGCTACCTGCTACTTCTCCTGCTTTTTCAACCATATCAGACGCTGTATCTTTAGCTTTGTGCGCACCTTTACTTACAGCTTTACCAACATGTTTAGCTGCTCCACCGATAACATCCATTGCTGTATGTGTTGGTTCTTTTGCACGCTTAGCAAAGTTCTGGAAAGCACCTCCCACAGCAGCTAAAAAATCTTTACTGCGTTTATGTGTACCTGTAGAAAATCTTGGTAATACGCCCATATTTTGATAACGTTTTGTATCACTTGCGTTAATAACACTATCGCCTTGATTTAAGTTAACAATTGTATTTCGGCCTTTCGGTGCTTCGAGCGTACCATTGGCTCTGTGTATAACTTCTTGTACACCGCCACCTGGGGCGTTACCTGGTCCTTTATCATTTACAACTGCTAACGTTGGTTGACTCATACCACCCGTAGCATCAGTTTGAACAGATGCAGTAGCTCCATATGTTCCTGTTGATAAATGTGGAATTGGTTTAATCAATGTCTTGTCTGTAATAGCTTTAGCGATTTTATTAATACCGCCAATCATTCCATTTAAACCATCAACCGCTCTGTTAGCTACTGCTTTACCTAAATCAGAGGCAGCACGACCGAATGCATCTTTAATATGACGAATCCAATTTAATGTAGCGATTAACCATGATTTCCATTTTCCAAATGTCTTTTTACCTTTGTCATTTGACTCTTCAACAATATTTTGGAAATTGTGTCTAGCTCCTTGCAACATATCTTTAAATCTATCTAAAGATACAATTTTAGCTTGAGTAAACCATTTTTTAGATGATTTATAAGCATCATTTGACTTATCACTTATTTTATTAGCAATATTTGTCCAGTGTTTTTTGGCGCCTGCAAATGTATCGCTAAATAAATCTAGAGATTTGTTTTTAGTCCGTCTAAACCAATTACTTGAATTTTTATAAGCATCTATAACTGTAGATTTTACTTTGTTACCTAATTTCGTGTACCATTTATCAGCACCTTGTTTTGTTGCACGGAATAATGCAATCGATACATTTTTAGTCGCTCTCCATCTATCTGTTACTTTTTCGTAAGCACCTTTTGCTGTTGCTTTTATGATAATACCCATTGCGCCCCATGTTGTTTTAGCGCTATTTTTTAGTTGTTTAAAGAATTTAGTTGTCATCTTGTACATATTTCTAGCTTTGAGAATGCTAAAATCTTTCATAATTTCCCAACGAGACTTCACATGACCTGTCTGTTGGTCTATGTTTAACGAGACCCCTTTGTTTTGTTTCTGTGCTTCTTTAACAACTTTTTTATGTTGATTTTTAGCGCTACTTACAGATTTATTATATTGTTTTTCTGCGTTTCTAATAATCGTACGCGCTTGCTTGCCAGATATTGTATGGTATTGATCTCGTTGTTTAATTGCTTCACCAATTGTTTTGTCACGTGTTTTTTTCGCGTTTTTAATAGAAGCATCACGTTCTTTAGCACTGTTTTTAATCACGGATGCTGCAGCTCTTAACGATAGTTTAGATTTATTATTTTTCATTCTTTCTAAGATGACTTTTTGCTCTACCTCACTCTTCGAAAGTGACTTAACTACACGGCGATCAAGTTGTGATTGTAAACGTGCCACTTTATTGTTTTCTGCTTTTGTAAGTGAGCGACGTTCTCTATGAGCTTTTGCATAAATTGCTAAAATTTTACTATTAATTTTTTTAGCTTGCGCTGATTCTTTGTTGTTATTTCTTTGTGTTTGAGCTAAAATCTTTTGTTCTTCTGCATTCGATAGTCCACTTCTACCTTTAAAAATACGACGTAAGCCTCGCATTTCTAAACTGTGACGCTTATCTAATTGTTTATTTACTTCTTTGTTGATGTTGCCATAAAGTGTTTTGATTTGGTTATATTCTTTATCGCCAATTTTTTTATGTGAAATACGTAATTCATTTAATTTAGCTTTCGCTTGCTCTGATAAGCGATTATAAGCACCAAGTGCTTTTTTCGTACCTTTTGAAACTTTGCTACTAAATACATTCGTTGAATCAGATGCTTTAGAGACAGCATAATGTAATCCGTCAAAGACTTTCTTTATTCCTTTAAATAATAATCCTTGTTGTAAACCTTTGGCCATATCTTTTTTGAGCCAACTCATAAAACCGACAAGTTTATTTTGCATTTTCCCAATCCATGAAAAGTTAATGCTTGATCCGACTTGATTTACAAGTTTACCCATATCAGCAAAGCCACGTCTAAACCAACCAATCTTTTCATAAGCTACTGAGAAAATACCTATTGCTATAGAAAGTGGGATACCGAATCCTCTAATGAATCGACCAGCTAATTTTACTGCGCTTCCAAGTTTCCCGAATCGGCCAGTTATTAAATTCAATACATTGCCGAATTTACCGAGTTTGCCTTCTGACCCTTTTGTGGCAGTACCTGTTGTAGCGAGTGACCCTGCTGCAACTCGATTAGCTTTTGCATTTGCTGCTGCTTCTGCTGTGTTAATTGCCATGCGACGGTTAAGCATCGCATATCCTTGTGCAGCTTTACCAATTGCGCCAATAACTAATCCAGTAGCAACAAGCACTGGGCCAATTGCTCCTGCAAATACACCCATAGCAATAGCTGATTTACGCACCCAACCTGGCATCTTACTAAAAACTTCAACAAAATGTTGCACAACACCTGCTGCGCCACGAATCATTGGTGTTAAATCTTCTCCAACTTTAATACCTAAAGACTCAAAAGCTCCTCCTAATTGTTCAAGTGCACCTTTTAAGTTGTCTCTCATTCGTTTAGCAGCTTTTGCACTTGCACCGTCTGAGTTTTGTAATGACTTACTATACTTATTAATTTTTTTAGGTCCTGCATCAATTAACGCTAAGAAACCACTTGCCGCCTCTGTACCTACAATTTGAGCTACGTTAGCAAGTTTTTGTTCCTTAGTCATTCCTTTCATGCCATCTCTAAACTGCTCAATTAGTTTAGGCATGCCAACAAATTTACCTCTAGAGTTAGTTAAAGAAACACCTAACTCATCCATAGCTTTTTGAGATTTCTTTGTAGGATTAGATAACCTAATGAAAGAGGCACGTAATGCAGTACCAGCTTGAGAGCCTTCTAAACCTGCATTTGACATAACTTCGATTGCGGCTGACGTATCTTCTAGACTTATACCTAATGAGTGTGCAGGCGTACCCGCATATTTAAGTGCATCGCCCATATAGTTAATATCTGCAGCACTATCATTTGCAGCAGTCGCTAATACATCGGCAACATGTCCTGAGTTTTCCGCTTTTAAGTTAAAGGAGTTAATAGATGATGCCATAACTTGAGCTGTAGTCGCCATATCTGCACCACTTGCTTCTGCTGCACTAATAACACCAGGCATAGCTGACATTACTTGTTTTGCTGTAAAACCAAGTTGTGCAAGTTCATTCATCCCACTTGCTACCTCAGATGCTGATTTACTTGTTTTAGCACCTAAGTCAACGGCTTCTGATTTCATTTGTCCTAATTCTTTACCACTTGATTGAGCTACGGCGCCAACTTTAGACATTTGTTGTTCAAAATCTGCGCTTGTTTTAACGGCAGCACCTAAACCTGCAACAACAGGTGTTGTAACACCAATAGTCATTGTACGACCAATAGATGTCATATGTTCTTTAACGCTACCGAATTTAGTAGCCATTTTATCTAAACGATTCGCTGTTCTTGTAAAATGACTATTAGCAATAAGTTGCTCTTTATTAAAATCATTCATTTCTTTAGCTGTTTTATCAATTGTTTGTTGCAAACGATTCATTGATGCACGTTCATTGTTAACTGATTTTTGTGCTTTTGCTAAATTTTGGTCATGATTTTTTATTGTTTTATTTATATTATTGTATTCGCGTTCAGTTTGTTTTAATTTGGTGTTTGTCTTACTATAAGTTTGACTTACTCTTTCGTTTGTAGAAGTCAACGCTTTATTTTCTTCACGAAGTTTTTTAACTTGAGCGCCTTCAGTTTTATATTTTTGCACTAACTCTTTATGTTTATTGGCTTGCTTTTGTGTAGCATCGGCTGCGCGTTTGAGTTGAGTTGTTGTCGCTTGGTTAGACGCTTTTAATTCTTTTTCTGCTTGTCTTAGTTGTTTTAATCTTTCATACGCTTTCTTTTTAGAGGCTTCCGTACGTTTGTATGTTGCTTCTTGTTTTTTTAACTCTGCATTTGATGCTTTCATTGCAGCATTAGACTTATCTAATGCTTCTTTGTTTTTTCTGTTAGTTATAACAAGTTGTTTATAAGCATTTTCCACACTCTTAACGCGTGATTTGGCTTCTGAGTATTCTGCATTTAACTGTTTTAATTCTTTTTCAGCTAAATTAAACATTTGTTTTTGCAGTTTCATCTTTTCATTCAAGCCGTTTAATCGCGTTTGATATTGATCCATAGACTTTTCTGATTTACTAAAAGCCGAATTATTGGCTTTTATCTCACTGTTTAAAACACCAAATTGACGTTTCAAACTTTTCAAGCCTTCATCAACTTTTGAGTTGTCCATGGTATTACGTATGGATACGCCTCTTACTGTTTCTTCCATTCGCTCAACCTCCTTTCTATCCGCCGAATAATAGTCTTAAATCTGAACCAGTATAATAATTATCTTTTGGTTTGTGTGGCTGTTGCTTTTGTTGGTTTTGATTGTTTTCATCATGGTTTAAAATACTAAGCAATTCAAAATACGGTTGATTTTTAACTTCTGTTAGCGTCCATCCGTATTTTTCCATACAAAAGCGTTGTATTTCTTTAATATTCGAGATAAGCTCTTTTATTGAGATTGTTCTTCGCTCTTTCCCGCTTCATCTTCACTATCTTGTTCTTCGTCTTCATCTTTGCCGTTGATTTCTCGAAAAATATTACCCATAACTTCAAAATATTGTTTTGTCCCCATGTAATTCAAAATATCATCTTCTGTTAACCCTTGGTCTGTAAATAAATTAACTAAGAATTCACGTTCTAATTTACGCACTTTTCGTGCATTAGGATTGCTCTTTTCTTGTTCTTTTTCTGTAGCTTCTACAAAATCATAAAATTTTTCTGCTTCTCCCATCGTGATTTTTTCTTTTTTATAAGTTTCGTTTTTACCTGTTTCTTCATTTTTAATTGTAAATTCAATCATGATTTCATCTCCTTTTTTTAATACAAATAAAAAAGACGCAGTATTCAAAACTGCGCCTTCAATTTAATTATTGTTCATTTGTTGTTGATTCGCTAGACGGCTTTCCTGTTGGTTCCCCTGCGCGTCTATTGTCAGTGTTGCTAGAAGTTGACTCTGTAGACTCAGGATTAGATAAACCAGGGAATACAAGCCCTAAGAATTTATCTGCGCCTTCTTTACCTTCATGGTAACCATAAACACGCGACTTACCGTCAATTGTTCTATTCATCCAGTCACCATTCAATTTAGTTGCTTCAGGTGCTTCCGCTTTATCTGCAGTTGTTTTGAATTCAGTTGAATCTAAACTAAATGTACCTTTTGTTAAAGCACAGTAAATAGGTTGACCATTGATTGTTTCAGATTCGCCGACAATAGCAACATATGGCGCACGTGTGTCATCACCAATCCATGATGAGCCGTTTTCATCTTTTTCACGTCCTAATACCGCGTTTAAGTCATCTGTAGGAATGTTGAATAAATCAATATCTGATTTAACTTCATTTGTACCTTGTTTTTTCATCCAAACACGTTTGTTAGATGCCCACATGTCTACCATGTCTGGCGCTAAACCAGTAATGTTCATATTAACTGTACCACCGTTTTCATCTACCCATACAAATTTTCTAACAATTTTCTTACCTTCGTCATCAAATAAACCAACGTGTAATCTCTTGAATCCTGCTGTTGCTGAACCCATTATAAATTCCTCCTTATAAAAAAACGCATTTTATTCAATGCGTTCTCCTTTGTAATATTGATTTTTCGGTATACCTTCATATCGTCTTGATTTAACGTATCGTTTTGTCTCTTTGAAATACTCATCTAATTGCGTTGATGCTTGTTGAAATCCGTTCTCCCACATAAGGAAACGAATACGTTTCGTTAGTGCCACAGTCAATTGGTCTTTGTAAGTTTCAACGTCAATTTGCACTTGATATGTTTCGGCTAGATACTTATCTGATACATACGTCGTAACATCATCAATAACGGGGGAGATAATCACGAATGGCTTTGTCGTATCAACATTTTCAGTCACTTCATAAAAATAAACACGGTTACTTATATTCGATTGAATCACATCATCATTAATTAAAATATTTCTGATGTACATTAAAATATTCATGATTTACGCTCCATTTCTTTCCTTACAATGCTAGTGTATTTAGATTTAATTTCTTGTAATGTTTTTTCAATCACCGCATAACCTCTAGGAATATATTTTTTACCATCTCGTGTATAACCGTGTTCATTCAAGTGAATAAGTCTGTATCTTTCTTTAGGACCAACCCAATGAATAGTAACTGCACGTCTTCCATCTCTAATATCTGTATAAGGTTTTGTGCGTGTCATTTCTTCGATTGACGCACCTGTATCTTTAAATGATAAGAAGTTGTGCTTTAATTTAGCTAATTCAAAGTCAGTCGCTTTAACAAGTGCTTTATCACTTTTTCGTTGCATTGCTTTTTTTCCAAACTCACGTTCCAACGTTCTTTCAAGTTCGGGAATGCCTTTAATTTCTACTTTCATTATTTTTCACCTAGCGCAATCGTAATAAAACCTTTACCAGGTGTATCAAGTCGAACATCGTATATATTAAATGTTTTAACATCAAGTCGAAAATCATCAACCAAAACAACATGTTTATTGTTTGGCGTAAAGGTTTGGTACGGGTCACGAATGACTATAGTTAAACCTTGCTTTGCACTGTTCACATCTAATATTTCTCTATCTTTTATAGAGGGACTATACGTTTCTGCAAAACATTTGTATAACAACTTTTCCTCGACATCATCTGGGTAAGGCCCATCATTCACGTAACTATAAAAAGAAACGGGCGTGCGGAAGTCCCCAGACTGTAAACTTCTATTCTTGAATCTCATCTGAGGCATACGCATCACCCTTATAAACTTGATTGGCTAAACCGAAATCCATTAACGCTGTGGCATAGTTTTTATGGAAAAATTGCAATTGTTCGTTATAGACATATCTTGACCGTTCCATAACTAATTCTTGACCAATGACATCATCTTTTAAATCAAATTCACCACAAATAGATTGAATTGCAAAATAAGATTTATTTAAAATCTTTTTTAACGATTCATCTTCTGCATCATGAAATATATGCATTCTTTCTTTAAACTCTTTTAACAATTCATCCACTTATATCACATCCTTGTTTGTGGATTATTTGTCAGACGAATTGCTACCACTTGCACTTGTACCAGGTGTTAATTTTAAGTTATAAACGGCTGCTACTTTGTCGTCTTTAGCTTTACCATAAGCAAATTGTTTAGCAGTATATAAATCTAAGTCTTCAAGCGCAAATGTTTGGTCGAACTTTTTAAGATTGATTCCTCCGCCAAGATAACCATCGTAACGACCTTGTACGTATGTTAATACTTTACCTTGTTCTTGTGCTACAGATTCAACAATATTTAAGTTGAACGGTAAAGCAGTTACATACACACCATTCGCATTTAAATGAGTATATTGTGCTTGAACATCAAACGCATCTGCAGGATTTACAACCATAGTTACTTTACCTTTTACAACTACTGGATGTCCTTTTTCATCAGTTGAATGGTTTTTGTAAACTTTTGTTAATTCGTTAACAGTTGTTTGTGAATCAGCGAATGTTAAAGTACCAGATGCTTTTTTCTCTGGGTACACACCACCACTTACAGAAACGCCTTCTTGCACTTGACGATTTAAGCCGATTGGTTTTTCTTTACCGTCACCTGCTAAAAAGGCGGCTTCTAATGCAACAGCAAATGCTTCTTCGATTTGTGTACGAACAAAACGTTCTATCCAAGCAGGACCGAAATCAGTTAAATCTTTTGGTAAAACAACAAATGCTGTTAATTTATTTTGAATTGCAGTTTCTTCGCTGAATGCAGCATCTAATTGACCGCGAATTTCGTCAAAGATTTTACCCCAAACAGCTACACCAGATGTTTCAGATTTTAAGAATTTTAAACGTAAACCTGCATTTTTAATTCCTAAATCTGATAAAAGTGGATGTTCAGTTGTTAAATCTTCAAAAATACGGTCAATTGTTTCTTCCGGGATTAATTTTTCCTCTTTGTAACCAACATTTGTGTTGATGTCGTTAAAGAATTGACGTTGTGAAGCGGTTAATTTTTGGTCTGCAGTTGTCATACTAGACACACGTTCCGCTTCTGTTTTAGCTTGTGCTTTTGCTTCTTCAAATAATTCGTTAATCATACCCTCGTATAATTTCGCTTGTTCTTCGTGTGAGCTACCGTCTTGAATTGCATTAATAAATTCTTGACGGGCTGTTTTAAATTCATCTGATAAATTAATAGTCATATATTATGACCCTCCTTGTTTATTTTGTATTAAAAAAAGAATCTAGGTGTTTCCTTATTTTGTAAGGCTTCGCTAGATTCTTTCTCATCTTCTTTATTTTGTTTTACTTTCTGCTCGTCCACTTCTGCTTTGTCTTCATCTTGTTTTGCATTTAATTTTTCAATAACTTTATTTGCGATTTGATCTACATCAATTTTAATTTCTGGTGTTTTGCTCATCAATGTAGCAATACGATTCATTGCATCGTCCGATAACATTTGTCCAGAATTAGCAACAAGTTTAGGTGCTTTCTCCTCAAACATTTTGTTATCTGCAAAACCTAATTCAACCGCATCTTGTGCATTCAACCAAGTTTCATCGCTCATTAAATCTAAAATCTCTTGTTCAGATTTACCTGTTCTAGCAATATAAGCATTCGCTATACCACGATTGACACCGCTCAACATTTTTGAGGTATGTGTCATCTCTTTATCATCACCCATTGCAAATGTACTTGCATTATGAATCATGATTTGTGCGGTTGGACTAACCTCTACCTTGTCACCTGCCATTGCAATAACAGATGCTGCACTAGCCGCAACACCAACAACTTTTACGTTGACGTTACCTGGATATTCTTTCAATGCAGTGTAGATTTCACTGCCACTAAAGACATCACCGCCACCGCTGTTAATTAATACCTCTAAATCTTCATTACTATCAGAAATAGTGTCAATAATATCTTTCGGTGACGTTGAATCCATATCTAGCATGTCATAAATCCATTTATCATTATTTGGAATTATTGCGCCCTTTACGTTTATTTTCATTCATCATCACCTCCTTTAAAGGAATCATCATCTTCATTATCTTGTTCATGTGCTTTTTGATAATTTTTTGTAACTAAATGTTTATCCATTTCTGGGTCATCAGAAGTTTCTTCCCCCAATAAAATAAGCACTTCATTCGGAGTGAAAGTGCTTGATGAAACGAGTTTGTCAATACTATCTGCAAGTTCAAGTGGGTTTTTCTTATCGATACCGATAACGCGTAAATCCCAACCTTTAATAACATCAGATTGCTTTAACAATTTCGCTTTTAATTCGTCTTCGATTTTTTTATTAAGTGGTTTCATGCAAAATTTGCTATATGACTCTAATGCGTTTTTTAAATCTGCCATATCACCATTAATAAGTGATGGTGGTATGCCAATCGCACGTGCTACAAAATCAAGTAATGATTTATGTAACTTAGACAAATCATCATACGGTGCGTTACTCGTTTTACCACTACTTGATAAGTCTTGATATTCAAAACCTCTTGTTAATGGAGAAATAGCTACACCGTTTTTCCTAAATGACTGTGTGAGTTTTTTTACAAAATTTTGCATTTTTTCCGTTTCTGCTTGTGTTCCCACTTTTTGTGAATCAACATTTAAAATACCTCTGATTTGATAATTACGCATTTGGGCATCTAACATACGCCCAAATAATTCACCATAATCTTTAAACAAGTCATTCACAAAGTCAGTAATTTTATTATTATCATAAGTTAAATAAATGACTTCATCCATATTAAACGAACGCTCAAACTCATATTCATCAATCATGACGTGTTCGAATATGTCAGGATACAATGTATATTTTTTACGTTGATAACTATCCGCAATCAACAAATCACGTGTATCACTCACGACAATTAAAACCTCGTTATCATATATCAGTTTATAAATCACTTTCTGCCAAAAGTCTGTAGAAGATAAATCTGTATTCGGTCGAACGTTTAACTTATACCAAATACTATCTTTAACAACTTTTCTTTCAGTGTTCGTAATTCTAAACTCTGATTGCGATATCGTTCGTGCTAAAAATTCTATACATGTATCTAATACCATTCTTTTTAAATATGTTTTTTCTGATGTTTCTTGAAATAACTCTAAATCATACATCCAACTAATTTCACTCTGTCTGTTTAATATTTTGTCTAAAATCCCCAATTATTATCCCTCCTTTCTACTAGAAACTAATTGCATTAAGAAAGTCTAAACTATCGTTTAAATCAACTTCTAATAAGTCATCTGCACGATAAAGTGCGTGTAACATTGCATGGAAACCATCTGTTTTTCGCCGTACTTCATCTTTCTTAATGAATTCTTTGTTGCCATCAGGTTTTATTTTGACAGCAACATTATTGGTATACCAACGCATCAATGGATTGTCTCCAAAAATAATATTTTCATTTGCGAACATTGTTTCAATTCTTGGTGCAAGTAATCCGTGAATTGAACGTGGGCTTCGTATGACTTCATAATCAATCCCGTATTCTTCAAACGCACGTCTAATTAAATCAATACGATAATTATCAACGATAACTTTTTCTAAACCATAAATTTGTCTCATATCATCAAACCACTGTGCAATATAAAATTCACTAATGGTAGGCTCATCGACAATCGTTAGTAAACCTTGTTTTTCCCATTCGTAAATCGGTGGTTTTAACTTTACATTGTCTAAAAAACCTTTTCTGACAAACGAATGAGATTTCCAAATATAATCGTCCCCATCTCTAAACAACAATCCAACTGCTGCAAAGTCTTTGATATTCGCATAATCAAGACCACCAATACACTGTTTATGTTCCAAATCTGGAAATGGTCGATTCGTTGCTAATACTTCTTCTCTTGTGGCTATAATTTTTTCTAAGTCTTCCTCTGGTAAGTTCATTCGTTTTGTCATAAATTCAGACCGCTTCGTTGGACTAAATGACATCTCATTGTATTGGTTTTTAACTTTTCGGAATAAACCTTTAGCATACTCACTCATCGGCTCACTAAACATCGGGTTTGCTTTTTCCCAATTAGAAGAATCATCTACTTCTGTTTTCTCATCTAACTTACAAATGAATGGGAATAATCTGTCATCAGGTGTTTTACCTTTGAGTATAGATAACGCACGGTCTTTGAGTTTATCTAAAAAACCTTCTCGTATATATCCATCTGTACCAATGAAAAATTCTCTCGGATGCTTAACTTTACCAAGCCCAGAACTAAAAACGTCCACCGTTTCACTGTCTTCATATCGGTGGACTTCATCATAAATCACACAACCTTCACGCCCACCATCTTTAGTACCAGCATTAGAAGTTCTGAAACGAAAGCGGGACTTAGTTTGTGTGTCAGTGATAACTAATTTTGTTAGATAAAAAATATCTTCTAATTCATTTCTTTCAATCATGTTATATGCTTCATCAAATGAAGTTTTAGCTTGGTCTTCAGAATTCGCAACCACTGAAATATCGTAATTGGGTATACCATGTAAATAAGATATAAAGTAATTTGACAGCGCAGTGATTAATCCATTCTTACCGCCCCCACGACCGAGCGTAATAAAAAACTGTTCGTAAAAAAGGAAATTATCCTCTTTTTCGAACAGAAAAATAAAAGGGATTATAAATTTTTGAAAAGGCTCCAATTTGAAATACCATCGTTCTGTAAACTTAATAAAGTTTTCAATTTGTTCTTCATCGAAATATAAATCATCTCGACTTAAAATGTACTTTTCTAAGTATTCTATAAGCAAAATACGTTCTTTATTTAATAATATTTTGCCTTTTTTCCATAATTGGATGTACTCATCCACATGTTTATTTCTAATCATAATAAATCACGGCGAGGTGTCGTTTCCTCCTGTTTTTTCTTTTTGTCCAATCCGAATGATTTTTCAATTGCTAATAAAGAGCCGTTAACTTTATTTTTTTCTGCAAGCGCGGGATTAGGTTTAACAAAACTTTGAGAGGCATTTTTAGTTTCAACCATGGTCCCATGAGTTTTTATATCATCATCTAATTTATAAAATATATCTAATAAATTTAAGTAACGCTCTACTTTTTCTATTTGAACTGGATTATCTTTATTAATTTGTTCCATTAAATATTTTTTAATTTTTGTTTTATTTTTCATTCAATAGCCTCCTAACATATAAAAATTTTTTAAAAATCTGGGGAATCGAATCCCTCACACCGGTTCCCGCGGCCAATAAAAACTTAAAACTATTTGACCAGGGGGGTATTATATAAATATTTTATTTATTTTCTTGTTACCAAAATTCATCATCTTCCCATTTTTGTTTTTTATGATTTTTATTTTTCCGATTTGAAAAATCTCTATCATGAATTTTGTTATGACACTCAACACATAAAGTTTCTAAATTATCATCGTCGAGTTTAAGTTCTGGATTATCTTCTAATTCTTTAATATGATGTACTACTAGCTTTATCTTTTTACGCCCATTCCTATTAGCCTCGTAAACATCGATGCCTACTTTACCCTGCCTCTTACATGCCTGGCATTCATAGTGGTCCCTTTCTTTGATGGCATCTCGTTTGCGTCTCCATTCAATCGAATTATAAAAGCTTCTTCGTTCTCGTCTCGAAAACTTCATGTGTGTTCATCCTTTAACAAAATAAAAACACATCACTCAATTGTGATGTGCTTTGAGAAAACTCCATTAGTTACTTACACTACCATATTAACACTTAATCGTAGACCATTTGCACAACGTTTGCACAAACTTATTTCACACCCACATGTAATGCAACAGCTTTAACAAAGTTCTTTCTTATTGTTGATGCAGTGTTACGATGCATGTGACACTCGTCACCTATCTGTGTCATCGTTAGCTTTCGATCTTTGTTCCAATACTTTAACTGCACCACTCTCTTATGTTCATCAGGTAACTTATTGTATACATACTCAACAGCTTCTACCATCTCCTCTAAGTTACGTAACATCTTGTTGGTTAATAATCTTGTAGCCATGACTTCTGTTGTACGCACTGGCTCACTCTTCTGCGATGGACCATAGATCACATTCTTATCTGATGGTTTAGTTGGATTAAGTATTTCCATTCTCAGTTTGTTTATCTCTTTCTTATTATGTTCTAAGTTATATATCTCTGATTCAATATACTTGAACGTACCTGGTTTAATCTCATACGTCATTGTATACCTCCATTATTTATTGTTCATATACTTTTTATATATGTTTATGATTTCATCATCCCCGTTATTAAACAGTCGTTTAATTAATTGGAAGTTGGTATACTGTAATGATTTAATCTCTTGCGATTTCATTACATTATCTGCAAGTAATAGCAGCCCAGTCATTGCCAATATAATACTTATGATTATCCACATCTTACACACCACCTAAGTGTGCGTGGTCTGCCATATTAAAGTCCATCGGTATATTCGTATTTGTTTTACGTGTTAAATATTGAGTAGTAATGTATTTAATTAACTCGTATAGTGCAATTGTTAATATAATGCTTATGATTCTTTTAATCATTATCTTCAATCCTTTCAATCGCTTCATCTTTGCTATTGGCTTTAACTATCGTGTAATCTTCGTTGTCTTTTATTTTGATAACGTTTCTAAATATCTCGCCAGTCTTTTCATGAGTTGTTGTTTTGATTAGGTATCTCATTTCCTCAACACCTCTTTTACTCTTTCGTATATATCTTTACTCTCCTGTGCTTCCATATGCGCCTCTGTCACTTTCTTTTTCAAACCAATCAACCTGCTTGGGTGTAGGATATACAACTGGTGCTACAACTAACTGAGCTAGTCTTTCTCCTTTTTTCACTGTGATATCTTCATCACCTATATTATCTGTGATAATACCGATTTCTTTATTGTATGTTTGGTCTATTGTTCCTAATGCTACACGTAACTTTGTTTTAAGCGACTTACCTGATCTAGGTCTCACTTGTGCTTCATATCCATGAGGTAAATTAATAGCTACGTCTGTTTTAACTGCTTTTGTTTCTCCTGCTTTGATTGTTGTTGTTTCTGATACATACAAATCTAATCCGCTATCTGTAGAGTTTGCTCTCTTCGGCATAGTTGCGTTTTCTGATAATAATTTCAATTCTAATGTGTTGCCCATTTTCTTATCCTCCAATTGTTTTCTTAATTCAGCTATATCCTGTATTAGTTCATCACGTTGCTTCTTATAAGCGTCACGTTCATCTCTGAACTTCCACCAATCACTATGTGGATAACTTTCATCCCAATCTAACTCATTGTTTCTAATGAATTCTAATAATTGTTCCTTAGTTACTTCTGCCATCTAATTCACACCTTTACTATTTCATATCTATCATCAATCTCTACACGCTAACTACCTACCAACACGGTTAAATAAGGTTCGCCTTTAAAGTTATAGTGGAACTCTTCCACAACTGCTGGGAATGAGTTTGTAGCGTTAGGGTATTTAAACCAAATATCATCACCTTTATTTAATTTGTGTAATTCCATTTGATTATCCCCTTTGTACTCTGCCATATTTGTCAGTTTTGATTTTTACAAACGTGTTATCTTCTAATAAATGTTCAAACCACTTACCTCTGCTGTGCTTCTGAGGTACGTTAAACAAGTGAGGTTTATTGCGTTTTAAACGTTCTGTTCTATATCTCTCTAGCTTTTCTTTAAGCGTTTCTTCTCCAACTACATCTTCTTTCAAATTTAACCATTCCTTGCGTCTCATTCCGATTGGTGCCTCTACGGCGTCTTCTAGATACCAACCTTTGATAAGTCTGGTTCTCACATTAGCTAATTGAATATTTTCTTCCTCCATTTTTTTCAAATGCACTGGGTATAATCTGTATTCAATTCCTTTAACTTTAAAATCTATTGTCTCCATGCTTACTCCACCTCTGTTTTATCTATTTCAAAATTCATGTTGAATATATCGTTAGGATTATTTTCTAAACTCTCGCACTTCTCAGTCACTGCTTCGTCCAGTTCTTGACCTTTTTCGACTGGAACAAATGTGTTGATGTGACCGGTAATACTAAATTTGAGCATTACTTGTTCTTCTCTAGCATTCACTTTTTCTCCCTCTTTCGTTTCCGTCTTACTTTGGTTAATTCTTCGTATTCTATCCACTCAAGTCCTGTATACTTAGGTGCTTTACATATCCATGTGAGATGTCTGAATATCTTCGCTTTCAACTTCGCTTGTAGTCTGTTTTAATTTATCAAACTCATCTTTAGTTATGTTGCCTTTAAATATATTCGCGATTGCCTAGTGGAATCACACTACACATGAATCGTATAAATAGTATTTATGAATCACCTTCTACAATTTTGATTGCGTCTTCCACACTTCGTGCAACGCCGTATAAAATATTTTGTGTTTCTGCAAAAGTTTTAAATTTAATTTGTTCAGGTCGTAATCTTCCTGCTTCTGTTTTAACTTCGATTGCAATAAATTTTCCATCTGACTTACGATAACCAAATGTATCAGGAAACCCTTTAGGGAGTAATTTGATTATTCTGTTATCTTTTGTCTGTACTTTTCCAGCATTCGCTCTCCAAAGTCTATGACCACGTTGATTGATTGCTAAGATTATTTCGTTTTGGATTTTTTGTTCTGACACTTGATCACCTCAAATAGTGCATACCAAAGTGAATACCTAAAATAGCCTCTAACCCTTACTGCTGTAAGGTTTTAAATAAAAAGTGAATACCTCGCCTAAATAAATCTCTCTATAGAAATATATACGTATATAATGTTTTTTATATATTTGTATATGACTTTTATAATCATAGGTATTCACTTTTATAAAATAGGTAATATAAATGTTGATATAATAGGCTTTTAAAGACTAAAAGTGTAAAATTGGGTATTCACTTTGGTGTTCACTTTTTAATTTAACCCACGTAAACCTGGATATTTCTCAACTAGTTCAACGCCTAAATAATTAACGCCGTTATTCATTTTTTTACTTCGGAATTTCTCTTTTAATTTCTTACCGAATTTATTCTTATCCATTTTGTACTCGTTGTTTTCATCTGCCCATTTCTTGTATTCTTCATAAAGTGCTTTTCCTGTTTCTCTAACATCCTCTGCTCTCTTGCACTTTTCTTGAATGAACTGCTCAACAACATCCATTTCAGTACGATAAGTTTGACCAGCGTCTTTTAACTTCTCTGGTAATTCAAGTCCTTCTCTCATCCACATGTACGCACCTTCTGCCATCCAATTTAAGATTGCAGGTGCTTCTCTTAATAATTTATATTTAAGATCTTTATCAACTTTTCCTTCAGGTATTTGCACATCAAATGGAATTAATACTAATCTTCTCCAAATACCATCGTCTGTTCCTCTGATGATTGGTTTATGGTTTGTCGAAACCCAAATCTTAAACTTAGGTGTATATTCAAATTCTTCAGCATATAAGAAACGTGCAGTGACTTTATCTCCACCAGTTATTTGTTTGATTAAACCTTCGTCAAATCTAAAACCTTCGTTAGGTTCAGAACTTGTGACAAATCTTGCTTTACTCAAACGAGCAATATCTGTGTTTACATTGTCATTTTTCTTTACCATTAACGATTTAGCTTGCATATTATTTGAATAATCGCCTAGTATTTCTGCAATCGTTTCAACAAAAATACTTTTACCGTTTCGACCTTTACCAAATAGAATGAACATGACTTGTTCTCTTGTGCTTCCAGTTAATGAGTAACCTAATGCTTTTTGAATGTAGCGAATGACTTCTTTATCTCCTGCAAAGATGTCGTTTAAAAAATCTAGCCATACAGCAGGTTGCATTTTCTCGCTATAGTCTGTATTAGCAATTTGAGAAAACATTCGATTAATATCGTGCTTATAAAGTTCTCTACTTGTTAAATCAATATAGCCATTTGCCACGTTTAAAAGCATGTCATCTTTATCAAATTCATCAGGTGTAACTGTCTTTCTGTGCATTAATTCGTTCATGATGTTTTTCTTGGACTGTGTACCTCTAGTTTTTTTATAGTATTTTTGAAAAGCTTCTCTAGCTTCTTCTTCTGTTACATCTTCACTATGAAGTACTTTTTCGTTTTTGATACTTTCAATCATTTCATCAATGAGCTTCCTAATAGCACCTCTGTCATCAACTTTCCATTTCTGACCGTCATAGATATAGAATTTGTTAGTTATATAACTGTGTTTATATAAATGACCGTATCTATCTATAAAACGATCAGCATTTCCAGTGTCATCATAACTGCGAATCGGATATTCTTTATCTTTCTTTTCAGCGTCAAATATATGACTAAGCGCATATCTTAACGGATTTTCTTCTTTTTCTTGTTTAGGGGTATAAATGTTATTAACTTCATTGATCGCTTTAAATAATGTTTGCTCACCATAAGTTGAATTTTTACGCTTTTCATCCCACTTATCTCGATATAGATTCGACTGTCTGAAAATACTATCCATTTGTGAATAATCTTTTGCACACCAAAAAGCTAAAATATTAGCGAGTGCCATATCTGCTTCAGAATGAGAAGTATAATAAGGTTCATAATTCCCTTTCATTAAGTCATCGAATAACTTTGCTTGTTTTGAATTGTAAATTTCATTAATAACATCAATTTCTGAAAGGTTATGAATATTTTCTTGATAGTTATTTGTAGTTGGATATTTAATAGTGTTATCTGGTAGATATTTGTTATAAATAGTTTTAAATACTTGTTCTGACACTTCGGTAACGTCTTTGTATTTACCGATATTTTTTCCAGTCATTGTAAAGAAACGACCACTATCGTACATTTCAATATTTCCTTTACGTCTACGACTTCCTGGAATCTTTCCTTTTACAATAATGTGTAAACCGTTACCACTAGGACTGACTTCTGTATAACTTTTAAACGCCTCATTAAATTCACTGACAATATTTTCTAGCTTGTCACCTTGTTTAAATCTATGAAGATCATCATCAATGTCATCAATATCAATGCCGAGATAGGGAGGTTCAAAGAAGAACCCTATCCCATCGACACCTTCGGCATTAACTGCTGTTTCATAACTGGACCATGTGCTTTTATCGTTTGATTTAGCAAACTCACCTGTTTCTGCATTAAAAGGAATTTTTGTACGTTTGCCATTACGCTTTTCAAACTTCCACACACACCAGTTATTAAGTCGTTTTAATTCATCTGGAATATTAGAAAGGTAAGTCGTCATCATCGATTTCTGCACCACCTGAGAACTCGTTATTGCTTGGTTTATCGTCATCTGACTTCCACTCATGATTCACTTGTGGAAATTTAGTGTTTTTAAAGTTCCATGGCGCTACACGATTGACAATTTGCTTTTCACCTTTATACTCATTTTCTTCTTGCTTAACATAAACTCTTACTGGTTTACCTCTGAACATATCTAGTAACTGTTCAAAGCTTTCAATAGGTGTACCTTCTGGAACACCGATACCATTTAAGTAGTGCATGAAGTTATCCATTTTATATTTATATTGACCATCGATTGTGCGTTTCCATTCATCGACAAAAATCACTCTATTAGCATATTTAGCTTGTAATTCTGATGTTTTCTTTAAATCGTTTCTTACAACAAGTTGTAATTGTGTTTCTTCTTTTCCATTTTTAGTCGCACGTTCAGTAGCACTTTTAATAATCACTTCGTATTCGCCTTCAGGTAGTGGACTGAAATCATTGCTTTCTAAATTTGAGTAATCTGTAGTAAATAATGCCATAGTATAAAAACTCCTTTTTAATTGTTATATTTTTGTTTAATTGGTTTTAAGTCTGCATATAAAACTGGGAATGGTGCTTGTTTGTAATATGGATGATTAAATTTAATCCATGATTCTTTATAGTTATTCGCTTTTGTATAGAGGTAGTAGTCCTCTAACGATTCTAAATCCTTTTTATCTTTTAAATCTTTGCTGTATCGTTTAATTGTGTAATCAACTTTAAAAGGCTTGATGTCTGTAAGTTCTGCTTGTTTATGTTCTAACTCTTTCTTTTCTTCCGTTTCATTTTTATGACCGCAATTAGGACATTCATCTAATTCAGAAGCATAGACAGTAAAACATCCAGGACACTCGGTTAACTTCGGTGCGTCATTTTCCTTTTTACTACGCTTCTTTTTGTAGCCTTTAAAATACTTGTTCCAATCATGTGGCGTATCAGGTAAGCCATGTCTTGCATAATTTCCAACATGATCAATAATTAAAGCCTTTTTATTAGGTTGATATCGCATTGATCTCATTGCTTGCTGCATGAATAGGACAAGTGAATCTGTTGGTCTTGCTAAAATGACACATGTACAATCTGGAACATCAA